GGCTTTAAATTTAAGGCCGATATGCTCGATGATGGTTCCTACGATATCGCGATTGACGTGCAGCTCACCGAGCGCGTGGTCGTCAAACAGATTGATGCCGGTCTGTATGTGGAGCACTTTCCTGAACCGCCCCTGCCGGAGCCGGTGGAAAGGCCGCGTGAGCTGTACCTGCACGGCGAGTTAGTGAGCCAGTGGCATGAGTGAACTGTCAGCCTTTGATACCCGTCTGGCGGGGCTGATTGCCGCGCTCTCACCGCAAAGCCGTAAGGCGATGGCGGCGACCATTGCGAAGCGTCTGCGCAAACATCAGCAGCAGCGCATTAAGCAGCAGGTTACGCCGGAAGGGCAGCCGTTCACCCCGCGACGCCCGCAGCCGTTGCGGGCAAAGAAAGGCCGCATTAAGCGAGAAATGTTTGCCAAACTGCGCACGGCCAAATACATGAAGGCCAAAGGTACCGCTGACGACGCCGTGGTGGAATTTACCGGCCAGGTGCAACGGATGGCTAAAGTGCATCAGTTCGGGTTGCGGGATCGTCCGTCCGTCCGTGTAAAGGAAATGCAGTATCCGTCGCGCCCGCTGTTAGGACTGGACGAGGAAGATATGAAAATTGTGGAAGATGAATTGCTAATACTTATTAGCTCAGACTTCACCTGACATAACTGCGGCACAGAGCCAAACCTAATCTGACAGGCAGCTCTGTGCCAAAAGCGGAAATAGCTAACAACAGTCTGTGTGAAGCAACTGGGAGCAGGTCAGTAGGCCATTCTGCTACCCTGTTGCTTGGCACTGCAAGCTGGATAACACATCCCCCTAGCCTGCTCCCGACCAATACGGTTCTTGCTGCCGACTTACGCTAAAAAAATGATAGTCCGAAATGAAAAAAGTGTATTATTAAATAAATACTCTCAAAAGGACTTACTCAACATGTGCCAGCCTAAGCCAGTGTATACATACAAAGACGACCATAGAATTCCTAAATGGAATTCGCAAAAAAAGAGCAAATGGCTTGTCAGTGTTGTAGAGGAAGAGGCTATTTTCAATGTTGGATATGATGCTAAATGGTTTCATGGCAATGATGTATGGTCTTTGAAATATCTAGGCGGCGACTTATGTGTGATAGGTGAAGATCACAGATACTTTCACAAAGAAAAAGGGAAAATTTATAAACTGATTGTGGCTAAATTCGTAGTAGATCAGAACTGCTGGCATGGTTATCCAGTCAATACTCTTACTGACCCACCTGACTCTACGTTGTTTACGATATGGGCACAGACCCCCGGAATACCTAAAAAAAAGATAATGAAATTAAATACGGTTAAGTGAAGGAATTAGATATGTCTGACCTAAAAGTAAATATAGCTGGCGACTTCATTGAGTCCTATATCTATTCCGGAGTTCTTTTTACCGTGGATACCAATGGAGTTCTGTGCTCTTACAGTTGGAAGCACTTAATTGAAAAATATTTTCATAGATACCCTGACCACATTCAATGGAAAAAAAAGATTTTAGACTCTAGGGAAGGCAAGAATTATTTTCCAAATGAAGATATAACCATAACAATAGATAGAGATTTCTTAGAAAAAAACCAGAAAGGAACATGTACAAACTTACAGGCTTGGTGTACAGATTTGGATGTTAAAGATAATATAATGTATATATCATCTGAAAAAGGATTAGAAACAATTCCTTTTGTGAACGAATGGAATAATGGGGTTGTGGAGAATTTCGTACGAATGAAGACAGTGTGGAGTGGGTCCAAGGTTTTCGGACTCAGCACAGGGAGTTGGGGGAGAACTATATTAGCAACTGGTGTTAAAGGTGCATTGGAAATAGTAAATAAAGAAGTTGAACAAGTAAAAAATATCGGCATTTTTAAAAACATTGAAAAAGTAATTAATGAGGATGTCATCTTAGATTGTGAGTGGAATTCAAATTCAACATTAGCTATTCTCGATGGCCTATCAAAAAAAATAGCTTATAAATATAATGACATAGGTAGTGATAGTGTCTTTAAAAATAACGATAAGGCTGAAGAGAAATTAAGAAACTTGAGTTTCAAATCAAAAGAGAAAAAAATAAAAAACGCAATGGAAGCTTTACAAAATAATAGCACCGAAGATATATCATGTGATTTCATACAGACTTGGTTTGAGTCAGGTGAATTGCATGCTGTAGACAGTAATAAAAACAAATACTTTTTTAATGGATATAAGTGGGTTGAAGACAGTGTTGACAATCTCTTTAACGAAATTTCGGTAGCTAAGTTAAAAAATATTGCCGTGGGTAGTTTTATTGAAACCGAAGATGACGAGCTTTTTAAGGTTCACAAAGGCAAAAGATTGACTTTGCCAGAAAACTTCACTTCGTGGAGAGTATTTCCTAGATCTAAAAATTATCAGGACAGAGTCCACATAGTTTACGATGATTTCCTACAGGTAAGAATATTCGATTTGTAGAATCATTATTAATTTCACTAGATAACCTAGTGAAATTAATAACTAGTGAGGCTATTTTCGCATGTTAGGTAACTAAATGTGCACACCATTTTTTTGGGTTTCCGGCACAGAAAACCGATTTAATCGAATTCTTGCGCTTAGTGAACGAGCGGTTGACCTGCTCCCTGTTAATTCACACAGAACGCTGTTAGCAATGTCCGATAGTCGCTCAAACCAAACTGTCAGATTTAATGATGCTCTACCTTCGAAATGTGTCTGCTCAAGTTTGAGCTAATACTCCTCAGTCAGTGATCCCCACGTTGTGCCACCAGCCATCAACCTACCTCAAATTGTATGCCGCCTGACAGGGCGGCATGCTTTTATCTATGAATACATCCATCCCCAACAACGACATTCCGCGCCTGCTGCGCAATCTGATCCGTATTGGCACCGTTGCCGAGGTGGATTTAGATGCGGCAACTTGTCGCGTGAACACCGGCGGCAACGTCACCGACTGGCTGCACTGGCTGACATCCCGCGCAGGGCGTTCCCGTTCCTGGTGGGCACCGTCCGCCGGTGAACAGGTTCTGCTGTTCTGCCTGGGCGGTGAGCTGGATACCGCCTTTGTGATGCCTGGCGTTTTTTCTGATGAATTTCCTGCGCCGTCAGCGTCAGCCGATGCCGTACACGTCACTTTCCCTGACGGTGCGGTGATCGAGTACGAACCCAAAACCGGCGCGCTACTGGCAACCGGCATTAAGTCAGCCACGGTGAACGCTGCCGATAAGGTTGCAGTCACTGCCCCGCTGATTACCTGCACGGCGAAAACGCGCATCACCCTCGATACGCCGGAGGTGGTCTGCACCAACAAACTCACCACGGGCAGTCTGGAGGTGAAACAAGGCGGCACCCTAACCGGCAACCTCACCCATTCAGGCGGCAGCCTGACGTCAAACGGCATCGTTGTTCATACCCATAAACACGGCGGCGTCCAGACGGGCGGCGGTCAGACGCAGGTGCCTTCATGACGAACGCCAAATACATCGGCCTGGCTCGCGACACGGGGCGCAGCGTCGAAGACCTGGCGCACATTCAGCAGTCGGTGAGCGACATTTTGCGCACGCCCGTCGGCTCCCGCGTCATGCGCCGTGACTATGGTTCACTGCTATCGATGCTGACTGACCGCCCGCAGAATGCGGCGCTGCGCCTGCAAATTATGGCGGCCTGTTACAGCGCGATCCTCAAGTGGGAGCCACGCGTCAGCCTGACCGGCATCACCTTTGAAACGACGTTCGACGGAAAAGCCGTGGTGGAACTCACCGGCACCCGTAAAGACACGTCCGCCACCATTTCCTTAACCCTACCCGTGAGCTGAATTATGGCAACGATTGATCTCAGCCAGTTACCCGCCCCCGACGTGGTGGAGGTGCTGGATTATGAAATTCTGCTGGCGGAGCGCAAAGCCACGCTGGTATCGCTTTACCCCCAAGACCAACAGGCGGCTATTGCCCGCACGCTGACCCTGGAGTCTGAGCCGATTGTGAAGCTGCTGGAGGAGAACGCTTACCGCGAAGTGATCCTGCGTCAGCGGGTCAATGAGGCGGCGCAGGCGGTGATGCTGGCGTATGCCACTGGTACAGACCTGGACAATATCGCCGCCACGTTCAGCGTGGAACGTCTGACGATCACCCCTGCGGATACGGTCAGCGTGCCCGCCGTGGCAGCAGTGATGGAAAGCGATGCGGATTTGCGTATCCGGGCGCAGCAGGCGTTTGAAGGCCTGAGCGTCGCCGGTCCGGTGGGTTCCTATGAGTATCACGGGCGCTCGGCTGATGGGCGGGTGGCGGATATTTCGGTCATCAGTCCGTCGCCCGCCTGCGTAACGATTTCCGTGCTGGCACAGACCGGCAACGGCACCGCCCCCGCTGACCTGCTTGCGAAAGTGCAGGCCGCGCTCAATGGCGAGAACGTCCGCCCCGTGGCAGACCGCGTGACCGTCCAGTCAGCAACCGTGGTGAATTACACCATTGACGCCGTGCTGTATCTGTTCCCGGGGCCGGAAGCCGAACCTATCCGCGAAGCCGCCGAAGCAAAACTGATTGCCTACACCACCGCGCAGCACCGGTTAGGCCGCGACATCCGGCTGTCCGCCATTTATGCCGCGCTGCACGTTGAAGGCGTGCAACGCGTGGAGCTGAAAAGCCCCGCCGCTGACATCGAGCTGGATAAAACGCAGGCGTCATTCTGCACCGCGTACACCCTGAAAGTGGGCGGTTACGATGAGTGATCGCCTGCTGCCCGTCGGTTCCTCGGCTCTTGAGGTTGCCGCCGCTGATGCCTGCGCCGCGCTTGAAAACGTGCCGGTGCCCCTGCGGCAGCTTTGGGATCCGCTGACCTGTCCGGCCAGGTTTTTGCCGTACCTGGCGTGGGCGCTGTCGGTTGACCGCTGGGATGAAAACTGGCCGCTCTATACCAAGCGGCGCGTGATTCAGTCGGCCTGGTTCATTCACTGCCATAAGGGAACCATTGGTGCTATCCGGCGCGTGGTTGAGCCGCTCGGCTACCTGATAAACGTGACCGAATGGTGGGAAACGAATGACGAACCCGGCACGTTTCGCCTGGATATCGGCGTGCTGGAAACCGGCATCACTGAAGACATGTATTTAGAGATGGAGCGGCTGATTGCCGACGCCAAACCGGCCAGCCGCCATCTGATTGGCCTGACCATCACCCAGGATATCAAAGGCGATGTTTACACCGGCGCGGTGCACTACCTTGGCGAACTGCTGACCGTTTACCCCGCATAAGAGGACGATATGAGCACATTTAAATCCGTTGTCACCACGCTCGGCCAGTCGCGCATTGCGGCGGCCATTGCGGCGGGGACTGACATCAACATCACGCAGCTTGCCGTCGGTGACGGCAACGGCAAGGCGACCACGCCGGTTGCCACGCAGACAAAACTGGTTAAAGAGGTGTACCGCACGCCGCTCAATTCCTTAAAGCTCGACCCGACTCATGGCAACTGGGTCATTGCCGAAGCAGTGCTGTCTGCGAGCGTCGGCGGTTTCTGGATGCGTGAAATGGGGCTGTTTGCTGACGACGGTACGCTGATTGCCGTGTGCAATATGGCGGACACCTACAAGCCGACCCTGGCGGAAGGTTCCGGCCGCACGCAAACTTTACGTATGGTGATTGCGGTCAGTAACACCGAGGCTATCAGCCTGCTGATTGATGACTCGGTGATTATGGCCACCGAGCAGTATGTGAATGACCTGCTGGCCGCACATGAAAAATCCCGCAACCACCCCGACGGCACGCTGACGGCAAAGGGTTTTGTCCAGCTTAACAGCTCGGTCAGCAGTACCAGCGAAGCGCTGGCCGCCACGCCGAAAGCGGTGAAGGCCGCCAACGACAATGCCAATAGCCGCGTGCCGTCCACCCGCAAGGTGAACAATAAAGCGCTGGGCGCTGACATTACCCTGACGGCGGCGGACGTGGGGGCGCTGCCCGTCGCGTCCGCCGTTCTCGGCACCGCGAATATCAATACATTTAATCTGGCAAACATCGGGGTTTACGTGCAGAGCACCGGCGCGAATGCCACGGTCGCCAATGGCTATCCCGCCGGTTCACAGGCGGCGGGCGTGCTGGAGGTTATCCCCGCGTCCTGGACGGGCGGCGTGCTGCAGCGTTACACCGTGCAAAACACCGGCATGGTGTGGACGCGTGCGCTGAATGCGTCCTGGAAT